GTGAAGTTGTAGTGTTTGATGCACTTGATCTAACAGGCCCAACTCATTCAGCATGAGCATTTTCTGATCGATCCTACCTGGCTCGGCACGCTCGAACCGAGCGCGTCTGTCTACGCTGCCTTCCTTACCGCTGGACACTACTGGTATTTTTTGTTTTAATTCTATTGGTGTCGTATTTTTGTTCAGTTGGCAAGACTGGTTTTATGGTATTTGCGATAAGTAGTATGATTATATATATACATGCTCCAATATGGTTACAGGTATGTCAAGATGGAGCGGTTGGGACCTAGCTTAGTCGACTTCCGGAATTCCATTTGTGAGTAGAAACTGGGCACCAGCTGCACCTGCTGGCCCTCCCAGATATCCTGCCACAGCTGTGCCGGCTTGGCGTAAGCCCCAAACAGCCATAGCCTTGGCTTTCCGTTTAAGGATCGCCTCAACTTGGTGTCTGGTGCCGTCAACCATGCCGCCATATGCAGCAGCAGCCTCTCGTTGGTATCTCTTCACGATCGGCTCGAAGGCGGTTTCAGGTTTCATGGATCCAATGGCGGACCCTGAGGTTGCGGACACAATTCCCTCGTAATGGATAACGCACTCATACGCCATGTAGGTCGTATTAGCTGCTCCCTCAAGGCCGATCAGTACTGCAGTCCAGTCCTGATCGACGTTGGCAACAGTTTGAGTGGCATCAGCGGTCTTGAAGAAGGTATATTCATCCTCAACGGGTGTTAGTGTGTACTGAAACTCGCACATCTTACCGACAGTCGCTCCTTGTGTAGAGAGTAAATCGGAATAGGCGTGGTTTGCTCCGTCAAATAGTGCTGCGCTATCATTTATGGGAATTACGGACATCGTTCCTTGTAGGGAAGTCATGGCGTAAATCGGCCACAATCTGATACCGGCAGACACAACTCGTGTTCGCTCCACGAAGGAGGGATGAGCACCCATGTTGGAGGTGATGAGGGTCTGCAGATCGAACTGCTTGGTTGCGGTTCCTGGCTTTTGTACTGCGACGTTGCACAGAGAAGTACTAGCACGAAAGTAAAGCCAGACAAGATCGCTACCAGCGTTCGCAGTCTGTAGAGTCCCTGTTGCCCGGGTGGTGTATCCGATAGTTGTTGCTGGGGCGGATTCGGGCTGTTTTGCTCCATATGAATGTTGACAGAATGGGTCGCTGACGGAGCACAAGCGGTGAGTAAGTTGAGTAGTGCTGAGAGCACTCCCATTTTTCCTCCCGGCTCGTCTACCGGCTACGGTCCTTTTGTTCTTGTTGGTGGTCATTCTCGACGGTCTCGTTTGGTGAGTAGAATTTTGGTCGTTTATAGCTTAATTAATGTGAGTTCGTGATTGATAGGATATATCGACCGGGAAACGTGTGGCGCAAAGCTGGGTACAATGCTCCGGTAGTAGCTTTCCAAAATGTTCTGGGCAGTTTCCGAGATGTTGAAGGCGCGGAAAAAGCTATGCCGCACACGTGCAGCAAGCTCAGGTTGTTCCTCTGCTAGTTGATAGAAGTTTTGGCGGGCAAGCATACCTCGTGCTAGCCAATCCATCCCACTCTCCAGGGACCGATCGGTTTTGCAGTTGGTTCCTCGCCCAAGGGCTCTGTAGAATTCTGAGAAGACAGGTAAGTGGCCAGCCAAGGCTAAACCACACTGTGAGATTGAGGCGCGCTGGTAATTCCAGCGTTCCTCAGTTGAAACATCCTTAAATGTTAGAGTGTCTTTTCCCAGTGCTTTGACTGGAGATCTCACCATGATGTATCCATCACCTTCAAATACTGGACGACATTGGCAAAATTCGACTTCTTCCAAAACATAGACGGGTTTCTCAATGGTGAGTTTGATGCCAAGTTTGAGACTGTGCGAGGACAGCCCCTCAAGGAGGGGCAAATCCTTTCTCTCCACAAAAATGACAGCATCATCACCATCGTTAATAACCGAATATGGGATGCTCAACTCAGACAGGTATGAATGGAGATTGGCACACATGATAAGAACGTTGCCAAGAGAAGTGTTCATGTCACCACTACACGTTCCCCTGTTAACGTTATATTTAATGCGCCCATCGCTGCAGTTGATGAAACCTTTTGTTCTCAGTTGGAATCTTAAGAGGTACGCGAGATACCGGCGGTTTTCGGTGCCGGCAGTTAGTGAAGTATAGATTTCGTGCTCCCATCTCAGTAATGATTGGTTGACGTGCTGATCAAACCTCTCAGCGTCAACTGGTATTGCAACAGGATCTTTGAATTTGTTCCACTTGCGCGCTAGTAAGCGTCCTCTTTGTCGAGCGTTTAAGCCCTTAGCTACGGTACGTTCCCCAAAAATTCTTTTGAGACGTGTGTAGACAGCCCCCTCTAACGCTTTTATAAAGCGTCCGACTTCAAAGTTGTATTCATAACTCCTAGGCTGAATTAATCTAGGAGCCGGATCATCTTTCGCATCAAGATCGGTCCACTCTTTTTTAACGAAGCCACTCACGTATGAAGACTTGTAAGTCACTCGCTCACCAGCTGTGTTCTTACAAGCAATCTCATAACGCTTACGTTTCATAGGTTGTTCCCGGTACGTCGATATAAACTCTTCACGACTCATCGGGTGAATGAATTTTCGGCATTGCAAAATTTT